ACGATCAAGGGGGCCATGACGCGTGGATGGTATTCGTTCTTCTCCGGACTCTTCAGCGGCCAGCCGACAGGCCCCGTCGCCGCGGTCACGGTGGGAACATCACCCTATACCTACCAGGCCCCCGTCGGCGGCACGTTGATGGTCTCCGGCGGAACCACGAGTCAGATCAGTTTCAGTCGCGACGGCGCCAACTTCTTCATCCTCGGAGTGACCGCCGGTGCGATCCCCATGAGCAAAGGGGATCTGGTCAAAATCACCTATAGCGTTGGGCCGCCGATCGCCCAGTTCGTTTACAGGTAGCCACCATGAAATGTCTACTCGAATTGGATCGATTTCCGCTCTCCTGGGAAGAGAAGCTGGCCTACCTGACATTCAAATTCCTCAAGGAGGATCAGACCGCTTGTCCAGTGGACCATTTCTTTGAGGATGGCTCTTATATCCGCGAGATGCGTATTCCAAAGGAGACTCTCTTTATTGGACGGCCTCATGTATTCGGGCATCGTGTCGATTTGGTGAGTGGCAAGATTCTACATATCGAATCTCATCAGAAAGTCATTCGAGAGGCACCTTTCTCTACACACACGGTGCCAGGATATCAGGCCGTCTTTTTCACCATGTCAGATATTGTTGGACGAACATATCATCCTGACGATGGGGAAAGGGACACGGATGTTCTGGAAAACCGATTCTTTGAGCCTGTTGAGAAATTGAAGGCGCTCGGAGCCGATGTACGCAGGCGAATCAAAGAGATTGAAGCCAGAGAGATAACTGCATGAGCGGAGTTGCAACGGCCATTGGCGTTGGTGCAGCCGCGACCTTGGCTACGGGCGCCATGTCAGCGGGCGCTGCGGAGGATGCTGCCAATACACAAGCGAACGCGGCTAAAAGCGCACAGCAGATCTCCCAGCAGCAATACAACGACACGGTCAACCGCAATGCGCCCTTCACACAGGCTGGTTACGGTGCGCTGTCCGCGCTCGATTGGGGGCTCGGTATCAGCCCTCAGACCGCGAGCGGTGGTGCACCAACGGCGACACAGCCATCGACGACCGGCCCTACGGGAAGCCTATCGGGTGCGATCTCGGGTGCCATCAATCCGCAGGGCGGCTTTCTCAATGCCGGTCGCTCACCGACCGGAGTGCCGTATCAGGGCAATACGCCGATCGGGGGGCTGGTCACGAATGGCCCGTCGCTCGGCGGAAGTGGGGTGCCGATCGCAGGTACGCCCGCGAGTGGGGGGCAGGGGACCGGACTGGGCTTTGGCAGCCTGACCAAGCAATTCGACACGTCCGACTGGCAGCAGCTCTCGCCCGCTTATAACTTCACCGTCCAGCAAGGTCGCCAAGGGGTGCTGAATTCGGATGCGGCTGGCGCGGGGGCGCTGTCGGGTGCCGCGCAGAAGGATCTGATCAACTACAACCAAAACTCGGCCAATCAGAGTTTCAACAACGCCTTCAATCAGTACCAGACGCAACAGAGCAATATTTTCGACCGCCTATCGGGTATTGCGGGACTCGGTCAGAGTTCGGCCAACAATACGGGTCAGCAGGGGACAACCCTCGCAGGCCAAGCGGGAAATGCCGCTGTCGCGGCCGGTTCCTATCAGGCGGCCGGTACCGTGGGTGCAGCCAACGCGATCAGCGGCGGCATCAACAGCGCAATCCCATGGCTCACGAATGGCGGAGGCGGCGGAGGAGGTGGAATTCCTGATTTGACTGCAGGCGGCGGAGTCGGAGTCGCCAATACCGGGACCGTTTCTGGTGGGCAGTTCTGGCCGGGAGGATGATATATGGCAGACTTTCCTGCACCAGTCGCTAACACAATTCAACCCCCGGATCAGTCGAAAGGGATTGCGACGCTTTCGGGAATGCTTGGACTGCAGCAGCAACGGCAGGCATTGCAGACCGGTCAGTATCAACAGGCTACCGCGCAGGCAGAATCTGAGCAGGCTCAGCAGAAGAACGCCGAGATGCAGAAGGCACAAGCCATTGCGATTCATGGCGCGCAGAGCGGCAAGTATACGCTTCCCGACGGCTCCCTCGATCGGCAAAAGATGGCCGACGACATCAATCTGGTGGCGCCCACGTATGGGCAGGGCATTCAGACCAGCCTGCTATCCAATGCGAATGAGATTCTGCAGAATCGCCAGGCTTTGCAGAGCCTGAATGATTCGCAGAGAAAGCAAGTCGCAGATGGTCTCGGAACGCTGGCTCAAAAGCCGGATCTCTCCAACAGCGATGTGATCGATTGGGCAGATCGGCAACTAGAAACGAATACCGATCCAGCCTTCCGGCGCATGGTGATATCGACGCTCACACATCTTCCGCAGAATGCCAACAGTCAGCAGTTACGTGGACTAGTCGGTCAGTTCGCCGCCCAAACAGGAGGCGGTGGAGTTCAGACTCCCAGCACCATTGATACTGGAGGGCAAATCATTCCCGGCGCGACCAATAGGTTTACGGGAGAATTTACACCAGCGCCGGTTTCACAGTCGCAAGGCCAGACTCAGTCAATTCCGAAGACACTATCGCCCACGGATCAGCCTGATTATCGGGCGAAAGTTGCCCGCGATACCAATCTAGCTACCGGGGGCGCCACTATTGATACGCGGCGCGCGGATGCGGTGAGTGCGCAAGCGGAGAGTTCGCAAGGTCAGATTGCATTGACCAAACAGGCCGATAGGCTCGTTGATATGATTTCCAGTGGCACTTTCCCCTCATTTACTGCCGAAGTTAGGAAACAAGCCGGAAGTGATGATCCCGCCGTAGTCGCGCGGTATGAACTCAAGAAAGTTCTGGGTCAGCTAAAAGACGGTGCTACCGCCCACGCTGGAAGCGACAAGCAACTCGCTACCCAACTTGAGCAGTTCCCTGACGAGACATCTCCTAATGAGGTGATTCATTCCCGGATGGATAACATGCGCGGAGTCTATCGACTTTCTCAGGAACGAAAGGACAACTTGAATTCGTATCAGAAAGCACACGGCAATTTGGGCGGCTTTCAGTTATCCGATGACATGGTTACAAGCTCGCGCGATCCGCTTACGGCCGAATTGCATTCCTTGCCAAAGGGGAGCCCGGAGCGGCAGGCCTTTTTGAAGCGCACGTTCAAGAATCCGGAAGCGGCGCAGCAGGCGGTCATGCGAGAGCGCGCTGCATATCACACAGTAGGTGCGGGCAATGAGTGATTACGATGCAGATGTGGATGCTGCTTTCAATGATCACTCTACGGCCCCGGTCGTTCATCCTGACTACGATGATGATGTGCATGCTGCATTCGCGGCACAGCCCGCACCAGCACCTCGACCCATTCCGACAGCCAGTCAACATGCGTCGGATGTTCTTGGGATTGCTAAGCGGCATCCACTCACTGTTACGGCAGGTCTCGGTGAGAACGTCATCAGCGGCGCCACCAGTGGCCTTGGGGCGTTGGCTGATGCTGTCACTCTTTCGGAACCGGGCACTCACGACTGGACTTACCGGCCTCGCACAGAAGCAGGAAAAGAGATTGCGGGGGCGGCTGCAGATGAAGCGGGCGCGATGGGTCGCCTCTACGACAAGATCCCAGCAACAACCTTGAGCATTCCTGGGGCGCCACCAGTGGTCGCTACTCTTCCCGGCGGTTCGATCAATGTGCCAGGCGGAGATAGTCCGCTCGGGCAGACGATCAAGCGATATGGCCCAGAGGCTCTGGGTGCCGTCGGCACGGTTACAGGACTTTCGGAGATTCCCGCAGCCGCTAGCGCGGTGCGCGGCGCGATTCGCAATGTACGTTCGCCGAACGTGATACCCAGAGATCCGGTGACTACAGTTCAGGCGCAAGCTGCTCTGGATGCCGCCGCCGCAAACAGCCCTCAATCCATGGGTGCAGCATCCTCAGCCGTGCGCGTCAATGAGCTGAGTCCAGGGATGCAGGGCGCCTTCAGAAAGGCGGTTCAAGAAACCGGTGGTGCTGTCAATCCAGACGCCGCGATCAACCATCGTGAAGCGGACATTCATGGCGTAGATTTGATGGAGGGGCAGGCGACTCGCGATCCTGTGTTGTACGCTGATGAGCAGAACAGTACAGATCCGAAGATAATTGCGCGCATCAACAAGCAAGAAGAGCAAATGACGGATGCTATAGACAAGATCCGTCGTGAAGCAACTCCGGGGCACGTGCAGAACAATCACATCGAGAACGGACAAATAGCTGTTGATTCTCTGAAAGCTTATGACGAGCCAATCAAGGCGGACATCAACGCGAAGTATGACGCAGCTCGCAAGGCCTCGGCCAACGGCGATCTGCAAATGGACGGATCCAGCTTCGTCAACAATGCCAATGCAGCTCTGAAGCCGCAGAGCAAGTTTAGATACTTGCCGTCCACCGTTCAAGGAATTCTGGATGATGTGGCTGCGTCGAAAGGACGTATGAGTTTAGATGACTATCAAGCCTATCAAACTCAACTCGGAAATGAGATTTCCAAGGCTCGACGCGCTGGTGATGGAAATGCCGAATCGGCTATTACTAAGGTCTACGCAGAACTGCAAAAGGTCGAGCCGCTCGGTACCGAGACTGCGCAGGCGAAATCTCTGTTTGATACTGCGCGATCAGCAGCGAAAGCGCGGTTTGATGCAATGGATGCAGATCCGGCGTACGCAGCAGCTGTTGAAGAAGTGGATGCAGGAATCAAGAAAGGTAAGCCATCGCCCATGGCGGACGGATTCCTTGACAAGTATGTCATTGGGAAAGGGGCGCCCAAGGCAAACGTTGATGCGCTGATGGGCAAGTTGGATGAAGACGGCAAGGCGGCCGTAACCGCGCACACCTTGAACGCCATTCGCAAGGGGGCCGTCACATCAAACGGCAAGATATCCCCCGCTGGCTATAACAGCGCAATGGAGAAATACGGCCCTAAGTTGGATTCGCTCGTGGCCCCTGAAACGCGTGAATCTCTAGATTCGCTTGGTCGAGTAATCACGAATGCGAAGGTAGCTCCCCCGGGAGCTCCGGTGAACTACTCCAAGTCTGGCGTGATCGTCAATGCCGCCAAGCATGTTGGCGAAGCTGCGGTAAATGCGAAGACGTTCGGATTGGGTATGCCAATCATCAGGAATATTGCCCAGTCGCGAGCTACAAAGCGAACGCTGGCTCCCGGAGCGGGACTAACGCGACTCTCGGATGTCGCCAATAAATGAACTATCTCCACCAACTAGGATATTTCGGTCCTTTCTCATTTGGTATGAGGCCGGCTCCTGGGCGCAATGTCCACTCTACCCATCTGCGCTCTTGGCGTTTTCGCCATAGCTTCCTCAACCAGAATGCGAAGAAGATCAGCCACGTAATTGCGGCTACTTGGAGCAAGCTACGGATTCCATACGACTCTTCCTCCAAGCTCCTTGAGCAATGCCGTAGTACCGTTGGCAACGTAGCTAAGTGGATATTTATCGCAGAACTGCTTCAGATACAGAAGCACAGTCGGAGAGTCTGGAAGCGCGACTTGATTAACGGCGCGGCCAATCCTGGCATCAAAGATGCCACGACTGTTATAGGCGACCAAATAGCCCCAGACCCATTGGACTACCAGATCCATTTGCAATTCATTGTTGGGCTTCTGTTCGTATTCGACGAATTTGCCGCACGAAAAGCCGCCAGTGCCTATGAGTACGGTCGGGATATCGTCACTCTTTGGGGTGCCTGCATTGGCGACTCCAAAAAGCGTTATTGTCACAGCGAAGATGGCGCTTTTCACGGTCACTCCCTTGTACGGGTCATTACAGCGCGATCGAGCCGTGGCGTCCAGACGGAGGTCACAGTATGACCACCACCGTCCTCGCGCCGTACCAGAAACAAGGCTCAGGGCCGAAATATGTCTTTCGGAGGCCATCCCTTTCGATATCGAAAATAGAGCCGCTGGCGCGGAACTCCCAATTCTGTGGCCCATGCCAAAAGAGTCTGCGTCCTCCCTTTATACATAAGTCTGATAGTTCGTCGGGTATTGTCCATCTGAGTTTTGCGCGACGCCCATTTGCAATTGCCTGGGCCGTAATCTTCGTTTACATCGCGTCGCTCTATTGTCATGCCTTCGGGGCGTTCACCCATGTCTTGAAGAAAGTTCAAGAATTCATGCCAGCGAGGACATACGCGAATGCCTCGTCCGCCGTAGTTCTTAAACAAAGTCGTGCTCTTGGTGTAGCAGCGAGCATGCATGTGCTGCCATGTTTTGAATGTGGGAGTTCCTGTCATCCCATGCGTGGTGGATCGCTTGCCGATCTCATCGGGAGCATTCAAGCATCCGCACGATTTGAGGTATCCACCTCTGAGTCTATTGGAAATGCGTGGCAATTCCTTTCCGCAACTGCATCGACACAACCAATAGGTTGGGCCTCCAGGTTTTTTGCGCACTACTTTTCTGATGGCAGTCAATCTACCAAACACTTCTCCTGGCTGAATTGGTCTCCTCATATGCGAGAGTTTAACACTAAACATCAGGCTGCGGCCAGATGACCACTACGGTTCTATCCCCCAATTCCAAATTTCGCAGTTGGGACAACAACGGCAATCCACTTGTCGGAGGATTGCTGACTACCTATGCCGCCGGAACGACAACCCCAATAGCTACATATAAGGATTCGATTGGCACGCTCAACACGAATCCGATAGTTCTAAATTTCCGCGGGGAAGCTGATCTTTGGTTAACTCCAAATGTAGCGTACAAACTGGCGTTGACGGATTCGGCTGGGAATGTCATTCCGGGCTGGCCCATTGACAATGTCGTCAGCTCTCAGCTCATCACTCTGTATGGTGGAATTGATACCGGCATTGCGAATGCCTACATCCTGAATTTCACGGCGAGCTTCACGTCCTACACGGACGGCATCGTCCTCTATTGGATCCCGGCCAACACGAATACCGGCGCCTCGACCATCAACATCAATGGTCTGGGCGTCATCAACATCACGAATGCGGATGGATCTGCACTGCTGGCGGGCGAGATCATCGCCAATGTTCCCGCCACCATTCTCATCAAGGGCGGAGCGGCGATCCTAGTCAGCGCGACCAGTACGGCCTACGGTTCTTTCACCTGCACGTGGGGCGGTTTTTCAGCGCCTCCGGGCAATACCACCATCACCTACCGCAAGAATGGAACGCTGGTGACGTTGCTCATGCCGCAGACTGTGGGCACATCGAATGCCACGACATTCACCCTGACTGGAATCCCCGCTCTTTTGAGACCTCAAACGATCCTCAATCAGAACCAACCCATCATCGGCTTGCAGGATAACGGTGCGTTGGTCGCAGGAGGGTTGGCGAACGTACAGGCGACGGGGGTCATTCAATTTTTCAAGGATGGCACTCAACCTGTCTGGACCGCAGCGGGCGCCAAGGGGTTTGCGGCGATCACGGCTCTGACATACACGATATGAGCGCACAACTCGCACCATCGTCAGTTACCCGATTCTTCGACAACAACGGAGCGCCGTTGTTTCTGGGTAAACTCACGACGTTCGTGGCTGGTACCACGACTCCGCAGGCTACATACGTCGATAGCACTCAGACGACACCGAACACCAATCCGATCATCCTGAATTTCCGCGGTGAGTGTCAGCTATGGCTCGATCCCACAAAGGCATACAAGTTCCTGCTTCAGGATGCACTGGGCAATACGATTCCTGGCTGGCCGGTCGATAACATCACCATCGGCAATGCGAATCCGTCCTATAACATCATTCCCACGGTCGATAATCTCTATACGCTCGGCAACACCTCTTTTGCTTGGGCAAATGTCTATGTAGGTCCCAATCACGCAGCCATTTTCGACACGATCACCGGCAACGTTCTCTATTACGCTCGATCAGCGGAAGAGATCGTGGCCGGCACCACCCCATCCAACTTCACGTATCGACCTGGAGAGGTATTGCGCTACGGCGCAGACCCGACAGGAGTCTCTGATTCTACCAACGCATTCAACCTGGCCACATTCGCCAGCCAGGCTTATACCGCTCCCAATGGGGTGCCCAATCAGCTGCAACGGCTCTACGTCAATCCCGGCTACTACCTGATCAGTGGCACCGTCTACGTCCGCAAGGGCCAGCGGCTTCACGGAGAGTACGGATCAAGCTTCATCATCGCCAACAATTCAGGAACGGGCCCCACCTTCCAAATGGGATGGGGGAATCCCGGCGGCTCCCCTGCCGCTGATTCCGGCGGTCAGCCAGCTTGCATCGATAACCTATTTATTCTGGGCGGCCCCACGGCCGGGTGCGTGCAGTTCAACAAC